TCCGCAATTCCCCAACGATGCGGGTAAGCGAATACACCGCATCACCACTGGCAGAACTTGAGGCCGAACTGAACGCGAACCTTGCCAAGCGCAAGGCCATTCGCGCCGGCTATTCTCTCGCGCAGGGGCGGAAGTGATGGGCCACAACCCTACACGCGAAGAAGCTATGCGCCGCGCGATGACACCTAAGCCCGCCAGCAAGGTCCGCGCAATGACCAGTGAGGAACTGCGGGACGAGCGCCGCTTGAACCATCTTGGTTATCGCATTCGCCGCCTGCCTGACCAGCTTGAAACAGCCCGCGCTAAACTCGCACGGCTTGAGGCAGAGGCCCGCGAACTTGGGATGCACGATCTATTGGAGCGGCGGGCATGAACTGCAAGCAATGCCAAGCGCCTCTCTGGAAGGGTAACCAAAGCGGATATTGCCGCAACCATATCACGCCAGAACGCCGCGCCAAGATGGTTGATGGCCTTCATCGCAAGATGAAAGAAGATCCGATCTATCTTGAAAAGCTGAAGGCTAATGCGCGCAAAAATGCAGCCAAGCCCGGCAATCTTGAAAAGATGATTGAAGCTGGCAAGCGCGCTGAAACGTGGCGTATCGCATTGGCTGCTACAACGCCAGAAAGCTACAAGCGCGCCGGTCGTACTCTGTCTGAAAACAGGATGGCATGGTGTCCGCGTGAATTGCGCGACCAGTACCGTGATTTAACGGTTCGCAAGAAAATCAGAGCGCCGCAAGCCCGCGCAATCATCCTTGCCCAGCATGAAAAGAACATGGCGGACTTCCGCCGGAAGTTGGGTGTGGCATGAAAAAGGGCCTTCAAGCACTTGGCAGACTTAAGCCAGGGCAGATGAACAAGACCGAGGCCGCTTATGATGAGCACCTCGACGCACTCCTGCATCACGGCGAAATCCTCTGGTATCGCTTTGAAGCGATCACACTCAAGCTGGCACATGATTGCCGCTTGACGGTCGACTTCGCTGTCATGGCCGCTGACGGCGCGCTTGAACTGCATGACGTGAAAGGTTCGCCGCACGTCTTTTCCGATGACGCCAAAGTCAAGATGAAGGTCGCTGCTGACCTATTCCCCTTTGCGATCAAGGTCGCTTTCCCGCTGCCCAAAAAGGACGGCGGGGGCTGGAATGTGGTGACAGTCAAATGAGCCTGTCACCCGCTGTCCTTGATGCCATGCTTTCCGCTGGCTGCACTGCCGAGCAGATCGTTGCTGCGGTTAAGGCTGATATGATTGCCGGAATGCAGGCTGATGAGGCCCGCAAAGCCACCAAACGCGAAGGCAATGCAGAGCGCCAAGCAGCGTTCCGAGCACGTCGGAAAGATGGTAAAGTAACGCGTAACAAGAATAACGCGTTACGCGGTGTTACGCCCCCTATAGATAATACTCATACCCCCTCTGTTTCACCTAACGGCGAAACAGATAAGCCGGTGGCATTTCCAAAACCGGATTGGGCTGATGTTTCGGTTTGGTCTGACTTCCTCGCCAACCGGAAACGCAAACGCCTCCCCAACACCGCCACGGCCCACAAAGCTTTTCTGGCTGACATTGCCCGCCAAGCCGATGCCGAATGGCCACCGGGGCGATTGCTAGAACACGCCACGGCAAAGGGCTGGGGCGCAATTTACGATCCACGGCAGCAATCAAAATCGAACGGAACGCAAGATGGCAAGCCAACCCCTAGCAACGATCAAGCCCCACGGAACCCTTACGTCCGAGCAGTCATTGCCAACCAAGCTGCACGATCTGCTGATGAGCGGCGACAACCCGATAGTTGGGCCGAACGCAGCGAAGCAGCTTTCTGAATTTGCAGCCAGTGCCGAGCCTGAACTTGCCCGCCGCGATCAAGTCGAGGTGATGATCGGCAAGCTGGCGATGGCCACGGCGCAATCCAAGGTTTCGGACGTGGAAGCATCGGAGCGGATAGAGCTTTACTGGCTGGCCCTGAACGACATTCCAGTGTCAGACTTGCGGGAAGCGTTCACGCAACTGCTACGCAAGTCCACGTTCCTGCCGACGCCTGCCGAGGTCCGCACTGCCGCGCTGATACCAGGTTCACGCCGCCGCTACGCCAAGAGCCGCGCAAAGCATCTGGCATGGCTGCACGAACGCGAATGGAAGCCGCCTGTAGAGGTTATCCCTGTCGATGAGGCGCGGGCACTGATTGCTGCAACCCCGCTGATGATGGTTCGCGGTGATGATTGATGCCGCCACTAACCGCATTCCTCTGCGATCTGATCGACGTTCAAGAGCGGCGGATAACCAAAGACGAGGTACGCGGCCGCTGGAAGGCTGGAAAGTATCGCGGGGTCAAGCCGGAATACGCGGCATGGGCGATGGGCATGATCCGATGAAGTCTAACAGTATCAACACAATGATGGGGGTGGGGTGATGGGACGGAAGAACGGGAGCAATAGCAATGACTGACATCTGCATTCAATCGGACTTCCTGCTTGGCTTGCTGACCGAAGTGGGAAAGCACCGCGCGCTGTCGGACCATGAAACCGACTACATCGAGGCTATCGTTTGCCGTGGTCACAAGTCCGCAGGCATTCGCATTCGCTGGACAGCAACGCTTGACCGCAAGTTGATGCAAGCCAGCAATTCCAAGGGCGGCATTTCGCGATTTGCAGACGCTCACAAGATATCGCGTCAAGGCGCTTACGACAGGCTGTTGAAGCTGCGGAAAGCGAACGCGACTAAACTCAAGGCTATGGGGTAGGATTGGGATATGCCAGCAGGACGACCAAGCGCATATGTTCCAGCCTATTGCGACAAGGTGCTGGAACTGGGTGCAGAAGGCTATTCCGTGGTTGAAATGGCTGCGGAAATTGGTGTTGCGCGGGCAACGCTTGAAACGAATTGGCCTGCTGCACATCCGGAATTTCTAGAAGCCTTCACACATGCGCGACAACTTTCGCAGGCATGGTGGGAAGGACAGGGCCGGAAAAACCTGACCGCCGACAAATTCCAAGCCCAGCTTTACAGCCGGTCGATGGCCGCGCGCTTCCCGCATGACTGGCGCGAAAAGACGTTGCACGGCTCTGATCCTGAAAACCCCTTACCATCCGGTTTTGCTGTCACGCTGGTGAAAGCGCCTGATGCACAAGGTTGAAATCCCAGAATGGGGCAGCGTCCTGTGGGATGATTACCGTCACCTTGGCCTTCATGGTGGGCGCGGCGGTGCAAAGTCTCGCACGATTGCCACCGCATTGATCCTGCAAGCCACAGAGAGGCATGAGCGGGTGCTTTGTGGGCGTGAGGTGCAGAAGAGCATCAAGGATAGCGTGAAGCGGCTCCTAGACGACGAGATAAGGCGTTTGGGATTGACCAGCGTGTTCGATAGCGTGGAAACCGAGATTCGCGGGCCGAATGACAGCCTGTTTTTGTTTTCGGGGATCAAAGGTAACGCAAACGGCATCAAGTCAATCGAAGGCATCACCACGTTTTGGGGCGAGGAAGCGCAGACGTTCAGCCAATCAAGCATCGACACGGTGGTTCCGACGATCCGCGCGCCGGGTTCGCGCCTAATCTGGTCATGGAACCCCGACCTTGAGACGGACCCTATCGACGTATTGTTGCGTGACCCAAAAGGTTCGCCGCCGCGTTCGATTGTTCGCCAGGTCAATTACGATGAAAACCCGTGGTTCCCGCCTGAATTGCGCGCGGAAATGGAATGGGACCGGACGCGCGACTTCGACAAATACCGGCATATCTGGCTTGGTGAATATCGGCAGAACAGTGAAGCGCGGGTGTTCAAGAACTGGCGTGTCGAAGACTTCGACAGCCCGCAGAGCGCTGACTTCCGCATTGGCGCGGACTTTGGTTTTAGCATCGATCCATCGTGCGCTGTGCGCTGCTGGATCGAAGGGCGGCAGATATTCGTTGACTATGAGGCTTGGGGGCTTGGCGTTGAGGTTGTGGACCTGCCTAAGTTGTTTATGGGCATCCCCGATGGTGAAAAGTTCTGGATGACGGCAGACAGCAGCAGGCCGGAGACAATCAGCCACCTGCGCAACAATGGCTTCCCACGTATCGCCCCTGCCATCAAAGGCGCGCGGTCGCTGGAAGAAGGCGTCGAGTTCTTGAAGGGCTACGACCTCGTTGTGCATCCGCGCTGTCAGCATGTGATCGATGAATTGACGCACTACAGCTACAAGACCGATCCGCTGACGGGACAAGTCATGGGCGTATTGGAGGACAAGAATAACCATTGCATCGACGCGCTGCGCTATGCCGTGGAGGGCGCGCGCCGCGCCATGAGTGCAAAGCCGCGTTCGGTGTCTGTTGCCATCCCAAGAACTGCGACAGCATTCAACCGACGCTAGGGAAGCGAAACGGACGGACGCGCGGGGTTTCCATACAATCCCCGCCCGATGGCTGACGAACTATACGAACCCGATAGCGCTCTTGAGGAGCAGCCCCGCGACGAAGACAAGTTGCGCGAGGTTCACAAGCGCGCGCTATCCCGCTTCGATGCGATTGCCAGTGCGACACAGGAAAACCGTGCAGAGAGCCTAGTCGCGCGGCGCTTCATCACTATCCCTGGCGCGCAATGGGAAGGCGCATGGGGTGAGCAGTTCGACAACTCCATCAAGATGGAAGTCGATAAGGTCGGACGTGGTGTTGCCAAGATCGAAAACGATTACCGGCAAAACCGTATCGTGCCAGACTTCCGGCCTGATGGACCCAAGGCAGACCAAGACACAGCCGATATGCTGGACGGCCTGCACCGTGCGGACAGCTATCGGTTCAAGGCACAGCAGGCGCGCGATAATGCGTTCTTCGAGGCTGTGGCGGGTGGTTTTGGCGCGTATCGTCTAACGAACGAATGGGAAGACGAGGAAGACAAGGACAACGACAATCAGCGGATTAACCCCGGCTCGGTAATCGTTGACGCTGACCAGTCGGTCTATTTCGATCTGCAAGCGCGCATGTATGACAAGTCGGACGCGCGGTTCGTGTTCGTGCGCTCCAAGCTGATGCGCGACGTGTTCGAGGATGAATACGAAGGAAAATGCGCTGACTGGCCAGAGCCACCGCAGTGGCGCATCAAGGACTGGTTTCAGCCTGACACCGTGGCTATCGCGGAATACTATGAGCGCGAGGAAGTGTCCGACACGCTGCACATCCTGACATTTGGCCTGTCGGGCGAAGAAAAGCGCTTGTGGGCGTCAGATATGGATAAGGGCGTCTTGGCGTCCTACAAGGCTGACGGGTACAAGGTGCGCAGCCAGAAGCGCAAGCGTTGCCGCGTTCACAAGTATATCCTGTCCGGTTCGGAAGTGCTGGAGGATTGCGGGCACATCGCAGGTTCGCGCCTTCCTGTCGTGCCGGTCTATGGCAAGCGGTACTTCGTGGACGGGATTGAGCGTTGGGAAGGTTATGTTCAAAAGAAAATGGACAGCCAGCGCCTATACAATTCCAACATATCCAAACTGGCAGAGACGAACGCCCTTGCGCCGCGTGAAGTGCCGATCTTTGCACCTGAACAGATTGACGATGTGCAGGCGCAGCAATGGGCGCGGGCCAATATCGACCGCCTACCATATCTGACCGCGCATCCGATCTATAATCAGGATGGCAGCGTTGCGCAGACCGGCCCCATCGGTTCAATTCAGCCACCAACGCTTGCACCTGTCACTGCCACGCTGCTGCAAATATCCAATCAGGACTTGCAGGAAGACCAGACCGACGGCGCGGAACAGGTCAAGGCCAATACCAGCGCAGAAGCAATGGACATTGCCGCATCGCGCGTTGATGCAAAGTCGGGGATCTATCTCGACAACATGCGCCAATCGGTGGAGTGCGAGGGTGAAGTCTACCTATCGATGGCATCGGAGATTTACAGCGAGGCGGGCCGCAAGGTTCCCACGATGTCAGAGGATGGCGACGACGGCGAGGCGGAAATCAAGGCGCTGTTGACGAATGCCAAGACCGGCGAAAACCGCACTGTCAACGATCTGGAAAACGCGCGGTACAAGGTCATTGCCAGCGTCACCGAGACGACCGCGACACGCAAGGACAAGACGGTCAAGGCCATGTTGCGCATTGCCGAGGTGTCAACCGCTGCGCAAGATATGGAAATGGCTCAAGGCGCGCTGATCACCGCTGTCATGAACATCGATGGCGAAGGTATCGCGGATTATCTCAAGTGGGTGCGCAAGGCCAAGGCGTTGCCGATGGGGCTTGTTGAACCGAACGAGGAAGAGCAGGCTGCAATGGAAGCCGCTTCCCAAGAGCAAACGCCCGACCCGATGGCAGAACTTGCCGCTGCACAGTCTGAACAATTCAAGGCTGACGCTGCCAAGAAGGTTGCCGAGGTTGCCGAAACACAGGCCAATACGGCGTTGCTTGAGGCCCGCACAATCGAGACGCTTTCCAAGGCGCAACAGCCTGCCAATGACGTTGCGCCGCCTGTCCCTGCACCGCGCGCGCTAAACAACGGACCCTACTAGGGAAGCGAAATAGAACGCCTGCCAGCATCCCCTTATCCTTCCGGCCATTCGGCAACCGCTGGGCCGTGAACCGGTGAGGAAAGGAACGAGATGGCAGACGACGCAGAGGTACTCGAACTGGACGACGAACTGGCGTTAGCGCCTGACGACGAACAGGAAGACCAAACCGAAGCCGAGGCCGAAACTGACGAGGATGACGAAACCGTCATTGCGTTCGGTGAACCGGTCGAAGACGGGGCAGCGCCAGTCCCTGAAAGCAGCGTTATCCGTGACTTGCGGAAGGCCAACCGCGAACTTGCCAAGAAATTGCACCAGGTATCGCAGGGCAACCAACCGCAGCGCATCGAGGTAGGCGAAAAGCCAAACCTTGCTGCGTGTGACTACGACGAGGACCGCTTTGAGGCCGATCTTGACGCATGGAAACAGCGCAAGGCGGCGGCAGAGCGGGCCGAGACGGAACAACAGCAACGGGCGAAGGCGGAACAGGAAGCATGGGCCAAGCGCGCGGAAAGCTACACCGCAGACAAAGCCAAACTCCGCGTTCCTGACTTCGAGAGTGCCGAAGACGAGGTGTTTAGCGCCCTGTCTGAGCAGCACCAAGCGCTAATCCTGATGACCGATAAGCCCGCGGCGCTTGTTTACGCGCTGTCCCGCGATCCGGCCAAACTGGAACAGCTTTCCAAACTCGACCTTGCACGTGCGGCGATGCTGGTCGGCAAACTGGAGGACAAGGTGACAGTCACCAAACGCAAACTCCCGAACCCTGACCGCCCGATCCGGGGCGATGCTCCGGTGTCAAGCGCATCGTCGGACAAAGAACTCGCACGGCTCGAAAAGGAAGCGGAACGCACCGGCAATCGCACGGCATTGATTGCGTACCGCAAGAAACTTCGGGCCTGATTCACACCGTTTCAGAAGGGTTTTGACCAATGCCAACGAGTTTCACCAAGCAAGAACAGGTCATGTTTGACAACGTGATTGAAGGTTTTGACGATATGCTCGTCATTGCCAAGGCTGCCGAAGTTTATCAGCCGCTGACCGCGCAGGAGCAGGTCAACGCACAGGACAAGTTCTGGCTTCCCGCGCCAATGATCGGCGCAAGCTATGACGGCTTCGACCAGTCGGCCAACTTCGACGGCCTGACGCAGTTGAACGTACCTGCATCGGTTGGCGTCCATAAGGCTGTGCCCAAGACGCTCTCGTCCAAGAACCTGCGCAACACCTTTGCAATGGATCAATATGGCAAGGCCGCCAAGCAGAAGCTGGCATCCGATGTTAACCTTGCGATTTTCAACACTGTCGCCCTGTTTGGTTCGGTTGTGTCGAAGCGTTCGGGCGCTGCTACCGGCTATGACGACGTTGCCGATATCGACAGCCGCCTGACCCGTATCGGCGTTCCAACCGACGGGCGTATGGCGTTCTATTCGCCAACCAACATGAACGCGATGTCAGGCAACCTTGCAAGCCGTGCAGAAGACAGCGCCCGTTCGCGCAATGCCTATGAGCGCGCTTTAATCCGGCATGATATTGCTGGCGTCGAGGTCTACAAGAACGATCAGGAAATCCGCCTGACCGCTGCCACCGGTGGTGCAATTCTCATCAACGGCGCAAACCAGCGCACCGTCCCTGCGGCAACCGTAACTTCGGCGGGTATTACCGAAAACAAGGACAATCGCTACACCGATCTGGTGGTTGATGGCGGCACATATGCCAACATCAAGGTTGGTGATGCGTTCACCATCGCTGGCGTCAATGAAATCCACCTGATCACCAAGCAGGACACGGGAAATCCCAAGACCTTCCGTGTCGTTGATAAACCTGCTGCGAACACCATTCGCGTCTGGCCTGCCATCATCGACGCGGCAGAGGGTTCGATTGGTTCGCGGGAATACGCCAACGTCTCGGCAACGCCTGCGGACAATGCCGCCCTGACGTGGCTCAACACCACTGCTGCACCGCTTAACCCGTTCTTCCGCAAGGAAAGCCTGCTGCTTATCCCCGGCTCGTTCACGGTGAACCCCGAAGACGGTTGGCAGGTGATGAACGCAACGACCGATCTTGGTATCTCGATCACCTACACGCGACAGGGCGCAATCAACGACCTTAGCGTGAAGGCTCGTTGGGATATCGACTTCGGCACTGCGCTGCTGAATCCCGAGATGGCAGGCGTCCAGTTGTTCGGACAAGCCTGATAAAGTTGGGCGGGATGTTTGGAAGCGTCCCGCCCTCCTTTCAAGTCCTGTGCGCAGGGTTTCAATGGAGGCAAGCAACATGATCCGACCTTTTCAGCCTAACGGTTCCACAATCGCAGTGGCGAACAGCGCATCGTCGGTGTCTGGCACTCTCCCCGAAGAATGCAGCCAAGTGGCGCTTTATAACACCAGCGCGACGGCAACGGTCTATTGGACAAGCCGCACTTTGAACGCTGTCGCTGATGCTGCGCCGGCGGCTGTCATCCCTGTGGCAGGTGGTGCGGTTGGCGCGATGCCAATTCCTCCAGGCGCACAAGTCCGGTTGTCCGTTGGTGCTGGCCTGAAAAAGTACGCGGCCATTGCAAGTGCTGCTGACGGCAATCTGCTGATTACCCCCGGCGTGGGCAACTGAACATGTCGGACTATCCGCGCATGATCTATCGCACAGGCGATATGCTGCCAGAGCATGGCGTTGACTTCCTGATCGTGGCTGATGCCGAAGAGGAAGAAATTGCGCTGGCTGACGGTTGGCGGCTTGGCCTTGATCCGCTCGACCACGACGGCAACGGGGTAAAGGGCGGCGCGCGCAAGGGTGGGCCGCGCAAGAATGACTGACATTCCCATTCCATCCGGCCCGACAAACAAAGAGTTGATCGACCTTGGCTATCTGGCCTTGGCGATGTCGGACACCATGTTTGGCCGGACGGACGAGGAATACGCATCTGGCGTCACGTTGTTGCGCGCCATGATGGGCGCATGGCCGTTTGACCAGTTGGGCTATGACTTCACAACGCCGCGTCCTTCCGAACGCTCTGGCATTGCGCAGAAGTGGGCGCAGGCTGTTGGTCTGTGCCTTGGGGAGCGTATCGCAGCGGCAACCGGCAAGGCTATGTCTGCGGCTTCCATGTCGGCTAAGGCGCGCTCCTATTCCAGCCTTTGCGCAGCGGTGGGCAACAAGTCTACTGCCACCTATCCGAACAACACGATTGCAGGCGCTGGGCAGTCCCGCGGGTTCGGTTACGGCCCGTTCTTTGACGAGGGTGATTGATGCAAGTCCCGATCCTATCGGGGGTGACTGCCAAGGATGGCACGTTCGCTGCGTCCTATCCGATCAATCTTGAGCCGCGCGCGTTTAACAGCGGCGTTTCGCAAGGCCAATTGGTCACAACACGCGGTGCAGTCGCCAAGCTGACCGGCCTTGATGTGGGTCGCGGCGGCACGGTGTGGAACGGGATGCACTATCGCGTCATGGGCTCCAAACTGGTTAGCATCGCCGCCGATTGGTCGCTGACGGTGATCGGTGATGTGGGCAACGACTTCCGCGCGGTGGGGTTCGATTACGGCTTTGACCGGCTTGCCATTCGCAGTGCGGACAAGTTGTTCTATTGGAACGGCGCAACCTTGACGCAGGTGACGGACCCGGATCTAGGCTTGGTCAAGGATATGATCTGGTCGGACGGGTACTATGTGACCACGGACGGCATTTACATCGTCGTTACCGATCTGAACGACCCGACGGCTATCTATCCGACGCGCTACGGTTCGGCAGAAGAAGACCCCGATATGATTACGGGCCTATTGCGGTTCCGCGAAGAGATTTACGCCTTTGGCCGCAATTCCATTCAGGTGTTTCAAAACGTCGGTTCAACCGGCTTCCCGTTCGCGGTGCAGCAAGGCGCTACCATCCCTTACGGCTGCGTTTCAGCATCGGCCAAGTGCCAGATTGCCGGGACGTTCGCATTCGTTGGTGGCGCGCGTGACGAGCCTTTGAGCGTGTTTGTCGAGAGCGGCGGCACGGCGCAACGCATATCAACGCGCGAGATTGACGACCTGTTGAATGCCGAAGGTTCGCCCGAACTGATCGAACTGGAATCGCGCGTGTTTGGCGAAGAGCGGCAATTGCTCATCCACCTGTCAGACAAGACGCTCGGCATTGCGCTGGGCACGTCGAACGCAGGCGAACAAGGCGCGTGGTTTGTGCTGCAATCGGGCAGTTTCCAGCCCTATCGCCTCCGCCGCGCGGTGTGGTGCTATGGCCAGCATATTGTCGAGGACACACTTTCGCCACAAATCGGCGTGTTGACCAGTGATGATGCGCAGTTCGGTACGCAACCGGTGTGGCAGTTCGACGGGGCGCTTGTGTTCAACGACGGCAATGGCTTGCTGGTAAACGATGTGGAGTTGTTCGGGCAGTTCCCGACCGAGGAAACGGCGGTATTCCTGTCCATGAGCCGCGATGCTGTGTCCTATAGCCGTGAGGTTGCGCGGCGCATGACCGGACGGCGTGATGAACGGATGCGTTGGGCAGTTGGCGCGCGTTGCCCGACAATGGCCGCGTTCCGGTTCCGTGGCCGTGGCCGCTATGCCTTTTCACGCTGCGAAATGACAGGCGAACCCCTTGGCTGACTTTTTTATCCGGCGCGAAGTGCTTGAGGCGGTATTCGGCCAGCGTTGGGGGTCTGCATTCGAGAGCCAGCAAAAAGTCTTGGCTGATGTGCAGGCTGCGACGGTGCAGACGGTTGCCGATACGCAAGCCTTGAACGATGCAACATTCGTCACGCTATCCGCCAATGCCGAACTGCCGAACGAGCGTGTTTTGCAGATTGGTGAAGGCTTGGAAATGGAGATCGGCGCGGATTATGTGATTCTGCGCACATCGAACGACACGGCCCGCACATCGGGGGACTTCCGCGTTACGCTTATTGCTACAGGCGATACGGCGGTTGCGGTCCCCTTGTCCGGCACACTGGCCACGCGCGAGAATGCCGAACTGCTGGCAAACAAGACATTGGCCGCGCCTAAATTCACGGGGTTGGTGAATGCTGCTGACGATGTGGCGGCGGCGGGTGCTGGCGTCCCTATCGGCGGGGCGTATCTGACAGGATCGGCGTTTAAGGTGCGTGTCGCTTAGGGAAGCGAAATAGCCCGATAGCTCCAGACAGGCGAAAATGCGCGCGTCTTTCACGCGCAGGAGGCTGTCATCGGCCTATTCTCTTTCGTCGGCTCCCTGATTGGGGGCAACTCCATGAAAAAGGGCCTCGACAAGTCTGCCGCTGCGCAGGCCGAAAGTTCGCAGGGCCAAATCAATCGCCTTGGGTCGCTGATTGAAAAGACGACCGAGGGCTATCAACCATACACGACGCTGGGTGAAAGCGGCGCAGGTGCATATGCGGACCTGATGGGGCTTGGCGGCAACGCAGGCTCCACCAATTGGACGCGCTACCTTGAGGTTAATCCGGACGTTGCGGCGGGCTATGCCAATGCCGACAAGGGCCGGTTCAGGACGCCAGAAGAGTTTGCGCAGTGGCACTATCAGAACTTCGGGCAGACCGAGGGCCGCGATATTTCCGGCTTCACCGATGGTATGGTTTCCGCAAGTGATGCGCAGGGCCGTGCCATTGCTGGCCTTGAAAAGTCCCCGCTCTTTGCGTCCCTGATCCGCAACGGCGAGGAGGCAATCAACGCCAACGCATCGGCAACGGGTGGTTTGCGTGGTGGCAACAACATTGACCGCCTGACGAACTTCCGCACCGATACGCTAACCAACGTCATTCAGAACCAGCTTGCAGGCTATCAGGGTGCAATCAGCACGGGCATGGGCGCGCAAGGTCAAGTCGCGCAAGTCGGTTCAAACGTGGCGACGGGGCAGAACCAAGCAACGCAGACTTCGACTGACGCGCTGATCCAGAAGATTTTGGGCAAGGCGGGGATTAGTTCGCAGGGATGGGCAAATGCCGGTTCCACACTTGATGGCGCTTTGAAGGGCATCCTTGGGGGCGGTTTTAGCGTCAAAAATCTCGCAAAGAGCCTGTTCTGATGCCGGTGGACTTCATGGCTGTCCTCAAGGCAGGGCAGGGCCTTGTCCCTGATATGCGTGAACAGCTCTGGCAAGACCAGCAGCGCAATCAGCAGAACGACGTAAACAACCTGAAAATAGAACAGGCGCGGCAAACACAGCAGCGCCAAGGCATGTTGCAACAAGACCTTGCGGGCGCTGTGCAATCCGGTGATCCGCGCGCAATCGCCCGACTGATGGCAAAGTATCCTGAATTTGCCGACCAGATTAAGCCTGGCTGGGAAGCGCTTTCAAAGGACGCACAACAGACGAACATCACGCAGACCGGCGTGATCTATGAGCGGGTGCGCAATGGCGACGTGAAGGGCGCGGCGGATATGCTGCGCAAGCGGTACGAGGCCGACCTTGCAGCGGGCCAAGCGGACGAAACAACCAAGGAAGTAATCGACGCGCTTGATAGCGGTGATCCGCAGCAGATTAAGGTCGCTGCCGGCACGTTGGGCATCATGCTTGCGGCTGCGACGGGCGAGAAGTTCACCGACACATACGGCAAGCTGAACCCGACGGATGCCAAAAGCACATTCTCGAAAGAGTATGAGGACCGCGTCCGCCTGTTTGGCAAAAAGGCTGCTGATGCTTGGGTTAAGATCCAAGACGCGAAGGTATTCTCGGTCAATCCGGGCGGCAGTTTGCAGACGTTTAAAGCTGACACAACCGGCGCAACTCCAGAAGAGGAAGGGGGTGATCCATCCACCGGAGCGGGGCCAAACGGCAACGGAACACTGACGCAGGCGCAGTTCAGGGCAATCGCTGACACACTTGGCGAAGCGAAGGCCAAGCAATACGTGCGCGACAATGGGCTTTCCGTTGGCGGCACCAATACTGCGCCGCGAGTACAGGCAACGCAGACCGTAAGCGGCAAGACCTATTATCAAATCGATGGCCGCTGGTTTGACAACGCGGAGGGCCGTTGATGCCTGAAGTCACCAATCCGAACCTGCTCAAGATTTTGAACCGCAACACTGCGCAGCCGCAATCCGGCCCGCAAGTGGAAACGATCTATACTGCGCCTGATCCGCAACAGGATATTGAAAACGATTACCGTGGCGCAACGCTTGGCAATAGTAATACTCAAACGAACCTTGCTGTTGAAGGCAATGAGCGCGGCAAAGTCAAAGACCTGATCGGCAATGCCGACACGCTCAAGGCGCGTTACGAACAACTGCCTGAAATTAAACAATATCGCACGACGGCGCGCCAGTTCTACACCGCTTTGCAATTACCGCCAGATGCAACCGGCGATGCGACTTTGCTTTATCAGTACGCCAAGACGATGGATCCGACCGGTTCCGTCATGGAAGGTGATAGCAGGCGTATTGAAGGCCTTGCGCCGGTAATTCAGCAGAAGGTCAATGACCTTCAACGCCAATTCGGTATCGGCACGGGCGGCAAGTTCCCTGCAGACATACGCGAGGGCTTGAAGCGCGATATGCTGACCAGCCTGCAATCGATGGGCTTGCAGTATCGCCAGCAACGCCAACGGTTCGCGGCTGATGCTAATGCTGTGGGAATAGAACCGGCGCGAGTGATTGGTCCTGATGATTTTGACCCATATCTGCCGAAGTTCAACGAATGGATGGCAAAGCAGGGTAAAGCCAACAACCCAACGCAACAGGACGTTTACAGCCAAGGTATCCGGCGCGGCGATGAAATGTCGCCCGATGCGCCGTTCGACCGCGAACGCTACCTTGCTGACACGTTCGGCATCACGCCTGAAAAAGAAGCGCGCATATCAGCATTCTGGCAGGCCAATAGCGGGAATGACCGACTGACGCCCGAAGCTGCGGCGCAATGGTATCAACAGAACGGCATCACTGTTCCGCCTTTGGATGCACTGGCGCAGACGGTTGAACAGGCCAAGCGGACACTGCCCGGCACGGCATGGGGCGGCATTGATACATCGGGCGCGGAAAAGGCGTACCGTGAGCGGCTGCGTGGGGATTTGCAGGCCGAGGGCTTCGATCCGACAAGCGGCGGGGCATTCGGTGCGCGGGCAATCCGTGGCGCTGAAATGGGGCTGTCGGACGAAATTGAAGGCATCGGCGGTGCGGTCAATGCGCTGTTTAATAATCAAGGCGTGGCCGACGGTTATCGCCTGTCGCGTGACCGTGTGCGTGAAGCTTATTCGCAAATGGAAGACCAGCAAGGCGCGCTGGGCACCGCTGCTGAACTTGCAGGCGGGCTTGTGTCTGGCCTTGCTATCCCATCGGGCGCGGCACGTGGCGTTGCGGGTATGGCGCGTCAAGGCGCTGCACAGGGCGCTGTAGCGGGTTACGGCTATGGTGAGGGGCTGGACGGCTCTCTTGGTGGCGCTGCCTTGGGTGCTGGCATTGGTGCTGTAGGTGGCGCTGCTTTCGGAAAGGGCGGTGAAGTACTTGCGGCACGGGCTGCTAATCGCGCTACGCAACCCTTGACCGACGGCGGTGAAGTCATTGCGGCTGCTGATCGGCTTAATGACCAGTTCGGCACAAACCTTGCTCCTATTCCTGCTGACGTTGCAGGCGTAACAACCCGCCGCTTGACCGGTGGTGCATCACAGTTGCCGCTTGCAGCCGGTTCGATTGTTGGCGGTGCGCAGAAGGTATCGAACGAAGCGCAGAAGGCCCTTGATGCAATCGCGGGACTGGCTGGCGGGTCGACAACGCGCGAGGCCGCTGGCGAAGCGGCGCTGACCGGTGCGCAGGCGTTTATCAAGAACAGCCGCAGTAAGGTTGAGGCGCTTTACACCAAGGCAAAGGCGCTTGGCGGTAGTGAGCCTGTCGATCTGGTGGAGGCGCGCAAAGCACTCGATGCGGAAACGCCCGATCTGCAAGGCGTTCCGGGTGGTTCTAAAATCCTTGAGAAAGTCGCCAAACTACGCGCCGATCTTGACGGCACATTCCCCGTGCAAGGCGTTCGTCAGATGCGCACGGAATGGCGCGACGAGTTTATCAAAGATAACCTTCGCGGCACAAATCTTGAGCGCATAGTCAATAAAGCTCTCGACGCTGCCGATCAGGATATAGTCAGCAGCCTGAACGCACGGGGCAAGGGTGAAGCAGCGCGGCTTTATGCCGAAGCAGCGGCGGCGCACAAAGAGCGCATTGGCGTAATCGACCAGGTGCTTGCACCAATCATCGGCAATAAGGGCGAGGCCCCTAAGTCGTTTGAGCAAGTCCTTACCGCGCTCGAAACCGCCACGAAGACCAATGGTGGGCGCTTGGGCAAGTTCCTGTCCTCTTTGCCACCGGAAGATGCGGCATCGGTTCGCGGTACTTTGGTGCAGGAGTTGGGTCGGGCGAATGCCGGTGCGCAGAACGCGGCGGGCGATGCGTTCTCAATTGGTTCATTCCTGACCAATTGGAACAAAATGAGCGGCTCGGCAAAGTCGCAGATGTTCGGCGGGGAACTTCGCGCTGCACTGGAAGACCTTGCGCGCGTGGCTCAAGGATCGAAAGAGGCGCAACGCTTCGCCAATTCATCGAATACCGGGAGTGTCGTTGGCGGTGTTGCGCTTGGTGCAAACCTTGCCAGCTTCTTTGCGGCCCCCGTGTCATCGACCGCTGCTCTGCTCGGTCAATACGGCGCGGGCAAACTGCTTGCTTCGCCTAAATTCGCACGGTGGCTGGCCAAGATGCCAAGCAATCCGGCACTGGCTGAAAAGCACGTTTCTGCCCTGTCGAAAATCGCAGCGAACGACAACGTTATCGCAGCGGACGTAACGGCACTCCAGCAGGAATTGATGGCCCAGTTCGGCTCTGGAGTTCGGGCAAGTGCATCGCCTCCCATCGCCGCTCCCCCGGCGTCTTCCAATGCGGAAGGAACACAAAAACGAGGGGGAAACCAATGAGCCAACGTAGCATCCCCGGAGAATACGCATGACCGCGCGCGTGGGCAACCCATTTCCGTTCTTCATCGACCGCTCGGGATTGCCGCTTGATAGCGGTTCGATCTATGTCGGCACGGTCAATGATGACCCCGAATTGTCGCCTGTCACGGTCTATCTTGACGCAGCGCTGACGACTACAACGCCGCAGCCTTTGCAGGTTATCGGCGGGCTTCCCTGTGTCAATGGCAACCCAGTTTCGTTTTACATCGCGGGCGCGAATTATTCGATGCGCGTCTATGATGCTGACGGCGCGGAAGTGTTCTATGTTCCCGCTGCCATTATCGGCGCGGACGAATACCAGCCTCTTGACGCTGACCTGACGGCAATCGCGGCACTGGCGACGACGGCATACGGGCGCGCAATTCTGACCGCTGCGTCTGCTTCTGCGGCTCGGTCCTATCTCGGTATTGTCGATAGCTTGCCACTGACGGGCGGCACGGTTTCCGGCAATATCGCTCGGTCAAGTGCAGGCTCCCACCTTTACCATACGGACGCCTTGAACGTCTCGGGCCGCGTGTTCGTGACAGCAAGCGGCGCTGCTGATCCCACTTCGCAGGTTGGCGATATATGGCTGGAATTGTCGGCATGATCCGCGCGCGGGCATCCGATGGCACAAAGCCTGTCGCCGCTGTGTCGTTCCGCAATGCAGGCGGACTTAGCGATGTGTTCGCCGTTAGCGTTCGCCGCGCTGACGGCTTGAAGCGCGCATTCACGCAATCAGGAACGCTTGCTGTGGTCGCATCACCTGCGTCTGTGAGTGGCTTTGCTGCGTCGGACTTCCCCGCAACGATCACGCTCAACATCACGCAGGCAAATCCAAGTGGTGGTGCAGCGCCTTATACCTACGCATGGACAAAACTGTCCGATGACGGCGGCACATGGTCGATCCAGAACGCCACAAGTCAAGCCACCCGCTTTGTATGCGCGAACGTGGGGCCGGGCATCGACTACTCGGCCACCTTCCGCTGCACCGTGACCGATAGCGTCGGCGGGACGGGGACTGTCGATGTGTCGGCCAATGTTACCAATCTCGGGAGCCTCTACCCATGAACGCCTTTGTTGATGTTGTCCGCGATATTGACGGCGTTATCGTCGCGGGGGCGAACGTCTATCTTTATGGCCCCGATGGGCAGGAAGCGGAACTGTTTGCGCCTGATGGCGTGACGCCTGCTGAAAACCCGCTTGTCAGTGACGACAAGGGCGAAGTGAGCGCCAAGATTGCGGATGATGGGTTCTACACTGCCCGCTATTACTGGGGCGGACGCAAGCGGTACGTCGAAAAACTGCTGATCGGACAGTCTCCGATTGACCAGGCCGAAGCGTTCGCAGCATCGGCAGAGGCGGCTTCCGGCCCAACCTATGCCAGCACGGTGGCGGGCCTTGCAGCCACCACGAACGGACAAGCGTTCGCCGTCAACACGGGCGACGGCATTGTCTCGGTCTATCGCAACGTAGCGGGCGCGGCGGTACTCCAGCGCAGTCTTGGCACGACGACATACAACGATGGCAGGTTCACGCAAAAGGTGGACTTGGCTTCAACTGCGGTTGGCAAAGGCGCTGGCCTAATCGGCGTATCCTCCACAACAACCTACCCCGACGACACGGTAGGCAGTAGCCTAAACCGCTTCTTCAACTTCACCAATCCGACGTTTGAACTGCAAAGCATCGGCCCGTCTACACCGCCTGCCAATGGCGTCTACATGGGTGCGGGCGGTAACTCGCTGTCGTTCTTCACGCTGGTTTCCAGCCCGTCGGATGGTGCAGAGTTCGACAACCAGCGCGGCACGTTGCTTGTCCGCGCGGTCACGTCTGACGATGGCAACAGCGAAGAGCAATCGCTGTGCGTCCTGACGACGATTGAGACGGGCTTCACAACGCCTTGGGCAGCCAGCACGGCTTATGCAACGCTGGGCACGAACGTGAACAACGGCGGCAACACGTACCGGCTTATTCAGGCTGGCACATCTGCCGGATCCGGCGGACCGACTGGCAAGACCACGAATATCCTTGACGGCACATGCCGGTGGATGTGGATCAACGATAGCGCGATCAATGCGAAGGTTGGCTTCTACAACGAGACGCTTGTTTTGCCGGGTGCGGGTTCAAGCTGGGCACAGGCGAACAACCTTGAGATCAAGCCTGGTGTCTTGGCAAACTTCATTGTTAGCCAAGAGAACGACCTTACCAATAATTGCGGCATTGATAGCACCATCGGTGGGCTGAACAAATACAACACGTATTTGCAGAACAACGGCGGGAATGTCAGTTCAAGCGTTCTCGACATTGGCAGCAGCAACACCACGAACTTCTCGTCGATCTGGGGCTTGCATCTTACCGGCGCAAAGCTGGCGTCAAACTCGGTTATCGGGATCGATGCTTCATCGGCAAACGGCATAGGCATCGGCACAGGCTTCGGTGGCGCGGTCAATCCGACATTCACCACGGCGGCGATTGGTGACAGTTCGACCGCGCCAAAGGGTATTGAGATTACGGGCGCGAAGTCGGTTGCAGGTATTGAGATCACCGCGACTACGCCTGCATCGTATGTGTCGGGCGGCACAAAGACGCTTGCGGGCTTCTTTGACGTGTCTACCGCTCCACGCGGCCTGTTGCTTGAAGGCACGTATTCCAAGTCGCCTATCCGCATGACCAGCTTGCCACCGTCCTACGCTGATGACGCGGCGGCGGCGGCGGGGGGCCTGCTGATTGGTGACGTTTACCGCACCGGATCAACGCTCAAGGTGCGCGTGGCATGACCTACGAACTTCTCTTGGCCTGCTTCCGCTCGGGGCAGATGAACGCAGCGCAATTGCAGGAGCATATGCGCGATGATCCGGCTTTTGCCGAATATGTGCGAGTAAATGTCAATGCGTGACGCTTGGGAACACATACCGGACGGCTTGAAGCACTTGGTAGACCTCCTTTCAATTGCAACTTTGTTAGGGAGTCTGGTCAGTATGTTGCCTGCCGTCGCTTCTGTGCTGACTATTGTTTGGACGCTTATTCGGATTTTCGAGACAGATACGGTGCAAAAGATGATCGGGCGCAAGCCATGACCGAACCACGCTGGCTAACCATCGCCGCAAGCCACATCGGAACGCGCGAAATCGCAGGCCCAAAGCACAACGCCAAAATCATTGGCTGGCTGCAGCGGCTCAAGTCTTGGATCAACGACGACGAAATTCCGTGGTGCGGAACTTTCTGCGCTGCCGTCATGCAAGAGTCTGGCCTGCCATATCCCAAGGAGTTCCCTCGCGCGAAAGCATGGGCGGACTATGGCGCCAACCTCCGCACGACGCATTTGGCACCGGGCGCAATCTTGGTGTTTTCGCGCGATGGTGGTGGCCATGTCGGCTTCTACATTGGCGAAGATGCCACGGCCTATCATGTGCTGGGCGGAAACCAATCCAATAGCGTCAATGTCACGCGCATTCTGAAAAATCGCTGCATCGCTGCACGGTGGCCAAAGGGCGAACCTGTGATCGGCGGTCCGGTCCGTATGGCTGCGAATGGCACTGTTTCGAGGAACGAGGCATGAGCGACGAACTCGACTTGATCGACCTTGCGCACAAGCCGCGCGAGATGTTCCGCGCAACCATTGGCCTGCTTGCTGTTGTAGGCGGTCTGGCGGGCCTTGGGGCGCTGTTCTTTATCGAAGTGCCCACCGGCAACCGCGATGCTCTGATGCTTGGCCTTGGGGCTGTATTGGGCTGGGGTGCTGCTGTGATCGGGCATGAGTTCGGCGGTTCTGTCGCTGGGCGAAAAGCTGCCGAAGCGGGGATTAAGAAGTGATAGCCGCAATCACCGGCAACCTATGGCGCGCTCTATCCGCCTTCCTTGCTGGCTTGGTCGTCATGCTGCTCATTCAAATCCAAGAATCATTCCTGGTTGGATATAGTCAGTTGGGCCAATGTCTCCGTTTATAGAGCCATTTGCGTCCTGAATACGTGTATCATTGGTTCCTGAAGCTGCTGCTGATACTGCTCTCACAGTAATAGAAGCTGCTGCTGTTCCAACGGTTTCACAGATAGCACCATTACCATCAGAATAATACTGACGGTTTACAGATTTTGCAAAATCGGAAGCGAGAGTAGATGCCTGAAAGGTCAGTTGGTTTTCCACTGCGCCTTTACTTGTGCGTGTAGCATCCAGTGTAAGTTTCGAAATATCGAACGTACCTGTAATGATTTTAACTCCCACACTTGCTTGTCCAAGACTTGCCTTCCCTGAAACCAAGACGTTCCCGTCATTGGCAAGGTTGGTAACTCCACCATGTCGAGACGTTCTAATTGGAGCATAGAAGTTATCGTTCATAAACGTAACTCCTGTATTCCTCTTGAGTTGATCAAGAAGAATAGTTTGCTTGTTAAAGTTGTCTTGAATGTATGGAAGAATAATCTTGTTTAAAGCATTGCTAACATTTGTTAATAAAATTGCTATATATATTTCGCCAGTTATATCAACTTAAACTTACGTTTAGAATCATTTCCTGGTTACTTTGATTCACTTCCTTTCTTGGCGGTTCGTATAAAACGATGCCATACAAACAATTATTTAATTGCTTGTATCACATCGCTTTCATTCACCATAGTTTCATCAAAAAACAACAATTTCCATCCATAACTCTTAAATATCATTGTACGTTCATTTATCCATTTGTCTACTCCACAACGCAATTCTTCTTTATGTCTTCGGTAATAAACTTCAATCGCTATCTTTTTACCATTTGTATTGATAAAGTCAGGACATTTCTTTGCTAAGATAAATTGCCCATCTCCTACGAACTTATATGGTAAGTTATGTTTATTTATTATCTGTTCAAACTTTATTTCTAGCTTTGACTTACCATTACGACGTAAACATTTTTTAATATGTTCTGAAGTCATTATTAGTTTTTGCGCATCACTCATCTTCTTTCTTGTTTCCAAACTAAATTTCTTCCCTGTATTTCGTTTATTTGGTGCTTGTAAAAGTGCTAGTTTATGCGCCTTGCTAATTGGTTTACCTTTATTGAATCCCCATCTTTTCTTTCGTTCTTCTTCAGTAAACTTTTCCGCAAAGTTATGATTCCATTTTTGGCCAGTCTTAAACCGATATTTCTTTAGCCAAGGCGCTGGATACTTCTTGCCTTTATTCCAAGGTATACTTCCTATTTCAAACATAGTCAATCATTTTTTTCATTTCCCCACAATTGCTGTCGTATCATTTCACCAATGTTATCTTTGTTCACAGCAACAGTTCTTGGTTGCTTTGTTGCCTGTGTTGATAATGTTGGCATGGGTTCACCCTTAGCACTATTTAATTGACTTTGTTTCCATGTGTCGATTTCAGATTCATATTTATCTTTATATGCTT